CTTTCAGCACATCGGCTGTTATACTGCCCTCCATCACAAGGTAGTTGAGGTTTACCGACCAGGATTTACGCCCGGCTTCAAACCATTTCCAGTTGCCATGTGCAGCCTTGCTGACTTCATTTTCGTCGCAGTCAACTGTTATATCGCATGACTTCGCACCTGCAATGAAGTGGCTGTCACTGCTGTTCTTGATGAACAAATCTCGTCCGTGTAGTATCATATCGTATCCTCCATGAATGTAACTTTTACGATGTCGTCTCTCCAGTTGCGGCCAATGGATGTCGGATAGCATTTGGTGCCGTCAATGCTGGCAATAGTCCTTGGGGATATGTCAGCCGCTGCTGTCGCTGATGTTCCGTCATGTGTAAACAACTCTGCGACGATCTTCCGCTTTGATGTCCTCCAATAGTCGATGACGCGCAACGCGAGATTAAATTCCGGCGGTCTCTTGTAGGAGAAATATTCGCTGTCTTCTCCCTTGTAATAGGAATAGTCTTCATTCAAAACCACACCATATCCAAAATTCATGCTGTTCTCCGTTGCGAAGATGGTGTCAGCACTCCATTCTGACGCTGTGATGTTGGTTGAGGACTCGGTGTATTCTTTTTCGCTGTTTCGTTCAGGCTTCTCTAAATCAAAAAAATTTGTGATGTCTTTTCTTTTGAATTTCAGACGGAAATTGTCGATGTCAAACGCCCTGTTTCCAGCATCGCCAATGTCGTCACTCCCAAGGAAGTCCACAAATATCTTCCCATATTGCGGGCTTTGTGGATTTGTTATCGGCCACAATCCTTCATCATGCGTCTTGATTAAAGGGGTGTCTTTGAGACTTTTGTCCTTGCAAAAATACAAGGTGTCATTGCCGCCACCTATGCGTGCGTAAAATGTAGACAAGTTTGCCGACCATGTTTCGCCGTTCCACCATAGGGCGTTGCTGCGAGTTGTACCAATACCCAGACGCATGTACATGGTTTTATTGCCGACATATGGCTCGAATTGTTGTTTGTCCTCGAATTTCTCGCCGTTGCGATATATTTCACAATTCATGCTGATGACACCATCGTAAAAATCATGCCATCCAACGCTCTCCCACTTTACGAAGGTGGAGCTGTCATAGGCTGACTTGATCCTGATGACTGATTTCCATGGTTTAACCCTTAAAAGATACTCCAAGTCATTCCCGATGTACAGGACGTTAAAGGACGAATCTGTCACGCAATCGGCCTTTTGTTTTTGTGTCGCAAAACTAAAAGTATCTTTCGAATATTCATAATCTCCATAATCGTCTCCTATGCCTTTGTTGTGCATTTCTTTTGCAAAGAAAACAGGAAACGCCTCAAAAATTTTCTCATCAGCTTCTCCGCAGTCAGCTGTGACAACAGCTTTGCTTGGGCCTCTCATCTGGTAGTCTTCATTGTCTCTGCTGGCAAAGTTGTCATTAATGGCAATGCGCCAGAACATTTGCTCGACAGAGCCCTCTGATGTGGACTCCAACCCTGCCATTCTCATCAATCCGTTGCTGTTCAAGCGCAGGGCATTGAGCTCATTTGCGTCGTCAGCACACATGAGGTAAAGGTCTTCGCCGTACATCCTGGCTGTCCATCCCCAATACTTGCACATTTCCTCAAGACATTCATAGCAGGTGTACTTGCCTTTCAGCGTCTCATTGTCGTCCATCTCTGAAAATAGGTGCCAGTCGATTTTCTTCAGAAGCCACCGTCTGGCATCTTCACCGCCTTGGATGTAATAGACATTTGGACGGCAAATGTCTGGGATGGACAAATGGCAATCATAAAGGAGATATGCAAAGTTCTTTATTTCTCTGTTCTCAATCGGGAACTGCCTTGCGCTCAGAACGCTCAAAGGGCACTGCAATGGGAATGCCCTTTCTTGTGGATTCCCATACAATTCGAAGCCGAAATTTTGCGCTTGTATGAAACCCATCCACACAACATTGTTGCTGCCGTCCGTCACCCTTACAGGTCTGTCAGTGTCTGTCGTAGGGATGAATTCACGCCAGTCGAAGGTGTTCCCGTCAAGATCTGTCCCGTTGTCGAAAATGCGCAAATAGCCCGTCTGCTTGCGGATAGGGATGAACATGTCGTCATCAGTGTCCTCTTCGGTCTCAAACGGTACAGCACCACCAAGCAGCCTCACAGGGCTGCCATTGTAGTTTTCATCGTACACACTCACTGTGTAGGTCTCATTAGCCTTGAGCGAGGTGAACTCTATTTTCCAGTGGACTGCCATTCTTTTTTCAACTTTGCAAGTTCCTTCTTCAGATTGGTGATTTCAGACTTCAGCTTGCGCTGGTCTGCTGTCAGACACTTGACTGCTTCCTTCAGCCCTTGGAGCTCGGCAAACAGTCGTTCAATCTTCTTCGCACTCATGTCCCACTCTATGGACAGGTGTGCCAATTCGTCATTCAACGCTTTCCACGTCTTTTTCTTCAAAATCACAAACATAGTCATCCACGTCTTGATGTAACAATTTCGCCCATGCCTCTTCTGCTCAGATAGTGACTCAAACCAAGCCATATCTTTTCGCCGTCAACATAGGGCTGTGAGTTGCCGCCACCATATCTGCTGCCTGCAAGCTGTGCGGCAAGGTTGCCTTGCTGGCTTCTGTTGAGAATCAACTCTCCGCTGGAGACATTCGCCACCAGACCGTCGTTGTAATTATTTCCAGGAATGAGACCACCATCGGCATAGCTGCCCGCCGTTGCTGACTTGATGGCTGCGATGGTGCTAATCATAGTGGCCAGACCGCTGGCAATAGATATAACCCATCCGACGACACCGAGTTTGGAGTCTGCGGCAGATGCCTGTGAGAATCCGAGGGCAATATTGGCAACGGCTTGGCTGATGGCACCGATGATATTGAACTCCGGCATGTCCATGCTTGCCATTGCGTTGCTTGCTGAAGCAATGGCCTGCGCAGCATCCCCCCAAGATTCTTCCATTTCCTTTCCTGTCTTAGGCAGCTTGAAATTCTTCAGTCTCTCTTCGCCTTTCTTCAATGCCTCGGCTTCATCGGGCAGTTCAAGCATCGAACTGATACTGACAGGTGATGCTGTCAACTCTCCTTTGATTTCCTTGATTCTTATGGCAATCCCGTTGATGATTGACTGATAGGACTCCCATGATGCCGGGTTTGTGACAAGTTCCTGTTCTTTTTGCAGTTCGGCCATCTCTTTCTTCAAGGCCCTGACACTATCTATAGGCACAATCTCGCTGACAACAACATCGGCACTGGTGCTGCCACCACCACCGCCACTTCCACCTCTGCCACCGCCACCTCTGCCGCCAATGCGGGAGGTGATGCCTTCTGCGCGGTTGATAGTCGTATATGCCTGCGACTGCATGCTATAGGATTGCCCCATTTGCTGGTCACGCTGAAGAATCAGTTGCACCAGTTTGTTGTAGCGTTCACCGTCAACGCGGAAGTTGTTCCAGCCTCTATACTGCCTGTATGGATTGCCGGAGGTTGGCGCAATCAGTCTTCCTGATTGTTGGTCAACAACGCTGTGCTCTTGCTGCCAACGCTCATACATCTCGCCACCGCGCACACGCTTCTCAAACTCAGCCATGCTGGATGTCCCTCGCTTGAACTCGTTCAAGCTCATGCCAAGTTCTTTGGCTTGTCTTTCATAGACGGCATTGATGGCGCGACTGGTTTGGTTAATCTCATTGCCGACAAGGGTAGTGACGTTCTTCATGCCATTGGCGAGTTGCCGCTCAAGAACGCGAATCTGGGCATCCGACAGGAGAGTGCCATTGGCCATTGTCGCACGTCGCCCATCTTGAGGTGCTATATAGCGGCGTGTTCGGATCATCATCCTCAAACGCTCATTCTCCGTCATTTGTGCAGAAATCTTCGGACTTTGGATGGTCTTCATGGTGCCGAGCCTGTCCAGCTCGTCATACGCTTTCCTGGCAGCCTGCACAATCTCGTCTATGCGTCCAAGGAATCCGCTGATGTCGCCGTTGTTGATGGAGTTGAGGAATCCTTCGTAAAGACTTTTACTGGAATCAACAATCCTTCCCCACTCATCCACGGCAGCCTCACTCGCGTTAAATGCATCCTTGGCAACCTTCATCGCGGTGGTGGTGGCACCGATAGCCGCCGACAACGCACTGAACTTGCCGACACTCAAGCCGATGCCCTTCAAGAAGTCATTGAAGGTCTTGTCGGCTTGCCGCATTTTTCTTTCATAGTCGTTAGTCTCTGCGGTCAGCCTAACGATTGCCTGTCCTTTTGCCATTTCACTTCAGTTCTTTGTTGTAGGATTCGACCAACTTGTTTGTCATGCCGGCAGAGATGAGCTCCGAAGCCTCGTCCATCTGGAAGATGGCTGGCACCTCAAAGACTCGATGTGTGCGAATGGAGCCTCTCCTTGCCCTCAAGCCATAGTTCACTCTTCTCTCGTCTGTTCCCGCGTTGAGGAAGCGGAGAACAAAGCCTCTGTCCTTTCCGATGTAGCCGTCCAGCTGGTTTGTCCTTGCGCTGCGCTTTCGTCTGTTGCCACCACGCTGCCTTGGGTTCATGTCCAGTTTTCTCTCCTTCCTCCAGATGGACATCTTCGTGACGGCTCTTGTGGATGCCAAGTCCGAAATGTTACCGCCAAGAATCCGTTTGTATACAGCAGATTTGACTGCTCGGAAAGCCTGGCGTGGATCATTGCCAAGATTGTTCCGCACATCCTTCTGTGTGCGCCTGGCTGCTGCCCTGATTTCCTTGGAGAATATTTTCTTCACCTCTCTCTTCGTCTGGGGATTGTCAATCATCAGCCGAGATAATGCACGGAGCTGTCCATAGGCAGCACCTTTGTCCACCTCCGCACTGACAGACGTGCCTTTGCCGAAATATTCAGTTAGTCTTCCCATCATTAAACCCGCGCAATCACTGCGCGGGTTTATCATAAAATACACTAATAATTATTGAGGATTGGGTGAAAAAATCAATTGCAGTGTGGGCAGAGAACCAGCGAGGCGGCCGGCCACATCTGTCTTCCGACTTCGCCCTGGAGATAGGCAGACAGCTCTTCACGGGAGTCTATGCCATAATATTCGCCGATATGCTCTGCAAGGTGCTTCATCTCATGGACAATGGAGTCAAACATCTGCTCCGGGCTTTCTGCCTTCCCAATGGCAATGATACTGACGTGTTGCCTGAAGTCGGAGAAGGTGTAGCCCCTATTCCAGCCTTTCAGGTTCGCAATGGCATCGTCCGCCATGTGCGATGGGCAGCCGGTGGCTGTCAACGCGCCCTCCAGTTTGCGAAAGTCGCTTTTTGTTTTCACATCATAGTAGACCATCACCCACCATTTGCGCTTGCCAATATAGAAACCCTGCTCAATCATATCATTCTCTCCCACATGATGGGGATGCCTGCATTGTCCATCTTCGCGCGGAAACAGGCAAGCACATTCGATGGTTTCCCGTCGGGGTCGTTGAGAGTCTCATCCACAAACCACGCTCGTTTGTTGTCGTCATCACAGGTGCGCGGGTAGTCTGCAATGGCCATATGGAAGAGATACCAAGCGGTGTATGTGCACTCTTCTGGAATGCTCACTCCAGCTTTCTTTAAAGCCTGCTCAACTTGTTCAAGCGGCATCTGCTTTACTTCTACTTCCTTGTCGTAGCCCTTCCTGCGCATCTTGGAAATGGCCCACTCTGCCAGCTTCTTGGAGAACTGGCCATGATAGGTGTCGAGGTACAATTTTAATTCTTCAGGAATGATATACTCCATAATGATTGGTTTTTGCCGCCGTGCAAGTCATCACACGGCGGCATAACACTTTATACTTGGTACTTGCTTACATAGCCGCCAGTCTCACTGCGCTGACGGAGCTCATGGGGCTCCATAGAGCTGCGCTGCATGTCCTGACCGTGGTCGTCGCGGTAGGCTTGCTCATAGCCTTCTCGGTAGCCGTCACGATAGCCTTGTTCATACTCGCGGCCAATGGTTCTCGTGTTGCCATTGCCACCGTTGCGGTATTGCTCGCGCATCTGCTCGCGCATCTGAGACTTCAAGTCTTCACCGCTTTCCGTTTTGATGATATATCCGTTCATTGTATATTGGTTTTGGTCACTACGACTATGAGTCTTTCTTTCCTTTTCCAGAGCCGCCACCAAGTGCCTCCTTAAGTAGCTTCAGCATTTCTGCGTTCTGCGTCTTCAAAGCCATCAACTCTTTTTCCGTTGACGCTGCCCTCGACTGGAGTTGCTCGATAGTCTCCACTTGCTTGCGCGTTGCCGCATAGCCTGGATTGATGAGTTCTTTGCACCGAGGACCGTCAGCCACTATCTTCTCGTCCATTGGACGATTCTGCAACCTATGCTGCGCTTCGCTCACCTTCTCGTCAATGATGCGCTCTGCTATATCACGGTTGCCTGTGTACACTTCCGGGTCGCGGCCAGCCACCTCAAGGGAGACGGGGAGTCCTGGTATCACTCTGTCTTGTCCGTTGAAAGTGACGGTCAGATCAATCACTTGCGAGTTCATGCCGCCGGCAGGCATTGGCCAATATGGCATTGACTTGCCTTTTACGGTACCGACGGCTACCGTCAGCCCGCCATTCGTGCCAATCACATAGAAGTTGGCACCCTGTTCCAAAGTTTGAAAGTTCATAGTCATAGTTCCTTTCTTGTTATTTTTTTTATGTTAATTACTACATCGTCGCTGGTGTCGGGGTGCTCAACAGCTGAAGAATGCCATTGAACTTGTCGTTGAAGACAAGCAGAACGCCTGTGCCCGTCAGGTCGGCAACCGTTACCTCAGTTCCGTTGAAGAACGTCAAGTTGCGGGTGTTTCCGTTGAGTGTCAGCGTCACAGGCAAGGTGTCTGTAGTCCCTTCGGGGATGGACTGGCCGATTCTCACCAGCATCATTCCGACAGGCCTTATATTGCCATAGCCCAGCGCGAGGTCAACAGCCTGTGTGCCTACCGTGACATTCCTCACGTTCATGTAGGGCACGCCGCCATTGACGATTGGTACGAAGAAATTGTTACCAAACATCGTGACCTCCTTTCTGATTAGAAGCCTCCGTTAAAGCCGCCGAAGAACGGTGTCTGTCCGTAATAGCCTCCATTCACATATGGAGTGGCATTGACCACCTGTAAGTTCGGATATTGTACGGGAACGGTGTTCGGCATCTTGTCCTGAATCTCCTTCACGCTTGCTTGGATGGGTGCGAGTGCCTGGTTGACATAGCCGATAATCTGAGAGGTCTGTGCACCGATGGCCTCGCGTGTGCGGCATTGGGTGAGCTCCTCTGCCTGCTTGTCAATGATGGCTTGCATGTCACGCTCACGGGCTGCGCAGAATTCGTTGATCATCGTTGTCTTCAAGTCGGCGATGGCATCTACCTGACGTTGGCCGTTGGCGTTGATGGTGTTGTTCAGCTGGTTCGTCTGGTCGATGGTCTGGATGCGTCCCTCATAACCCTGTGTGGTGGTCAGCAGGCGGTTGTCACAGCAGCACTGGGAGAGTTGGCTGGCAAGGTTGCTGTTGCCTTGCTGCAAGGCGTTGACCACCTGGAGGAATCCCATGCCGTTTTGGTTTGCAAGACCGGAGAGTGTCGCTTGTACGGCCTGAACAGCTGGAAGAATGGTGGAGTAGTTCTGCCCCATCGAGGCGGCAAGGGCTTCCACTGCTGCACGGTTGGCGGCTCCCTCTGAGGTGACTGCCTGAAGAGCCAAGGCACTGTCGATATTGCCACAGCCACAGCTGCCTCCGCGATTGCCATAGCCATACCCGAAGATATTCGGGAAGATGCTGGCTACAATGGCGAAGCCGAACAAGTCCATCAAACTCGTCTGTCCATTGTTGCCGAACAGACCTCCGTTACTTGCAACAGGCACATATCCCATGCCTGTGCCATTCCCGTTTTGTCCAGTCGGGAGCTGGATGATTTCAGTTGCCATACAACGAAATTTTAAAGATAAACATTATTTTTTATATTAAAAACACTTTCTATTATAGCCGCTCTTTTGAGGCATAAGTTTACCATTGCAATGTTGGTCTAAGAATTTAATAATTTCTTACCATGTATCATACTAATTTATTAGAGAGAAGGTAACGGTAAAGAATTTCTGCAATTCTCTTGTGACCTAAAGCATTGGGATGTATGCCATCATCATCCATAGAGCAAAGTTTTTTAGGACTTGTTGTGCTGTCATCATAAGCCCAATTCTGATTAAGCAGATTGTTAATATCAACTACAGGGATTGCATAAAACTCGCAAATAGTATGGATGGCATCATTGTAATCTGTAATCCAATCACCATTTTTGTTTATTTCAAAACTTGATGGACGTTTGTTTGCATAACCACCAGTGTTCCATTTACCTCTATTCATTATAGTGAGATATACCACTTTGGCTAATGGGTTGATTGTTCTCACAGTAGACAAAAGTTCATGCAATGCACCAGCAAAGGTGTCTGTGTCTGTAGGCGCAACACGCTTCTTAGTGCCAATATAGTCATTTGAAACGATTGTTTCTTCTACGAACAAATCACCAATAGCTTTTGAATCGTAGGAGAAATCATTCGTGCCTCCCCATATTAATATGATGTCTGCATCTCCTATGGTTTCCTGAGATACTCTTGTGATAAATCTTTCTGATTCTCTATCGTTTTTTGTGGCTGTACACAGACAAGTACCACTATTACCAAGATTAACCTCTATGCAACCTGCTAATTTGCTAAACATTGTGGAATATCTGTCATTAATATCATCAAGACCATATCCGTATGTTATAGAATCACCCAAAAAAGCCATTTTCTTTCCATACAGAGGAAATTCGCTGACAATTAAAGACTGAGGAGTCCTTGTGTGTGTGGCAGTGTCTTGTATATATAAGAACTTTGCATCTGGCGGGACATCTACATAAACATGAGTGTTTTGGGTTATTTTTACATTACGTTTACAACCAAAAGCATAGTCAGGATAATCACCAATTTCAACAGTATCTGTTTTAAGAAATGAATAATATGAATCATTTGAACCATTGGCTTTAATATAAACTCTTTTGTCATTACTGTGAATTGGTAACAAATAGCATATTGCGCTTGCACTCCATTTTCCTGTTGTTGAACCAATAACAGCTGCTATTGGTTCAAGTGTTAGAATGTCATCAATAATATTTATTTCTCTTCTGTCTACAGATGGATTGACTGCTGCATTAACAAATTCTTTAATACCAGTTCCAAAGCGTACATAGCAATATAAATTATCAGCAGATACAGACCAACTGGTACCTACCGATGAATAATATAATGCAATATAGTTATATTCTGATGGGACATTTGTATTAACTTCTACTGTGACAGCTGGTGTACCACTGGTTATTTCAGAGGGAACAACGATAGCATCTTCTAATATTGTGTCATTGGTCAAAGAAGCAATAAAGGTGTCAATGTCTTGTATTTTTAAGAAACAATAGCCTTGAGGATTTGTTGTGTTTGTTGTCGAAAAAAGAAATCTAACACTTTTTGCATCATCCAGAGGTATAAAAACTGTGTAGATAGATGTGTTTGTTGTCGTATAGTAGTGCTTGGCTGTTCTTGAAGAAGTATCTCTGCAAGCTATAAAGCCATGTACTTTCTTTTCATAGTTACTATCATATTTTGTCTCAGAAGAATCTAATCCATTGAGCTTTGCGTTTATTTGCAACACATCATCAGCTTTTGCTAACGCGCAATTGATTGGATTAACAAGTTTTGTATCATCAATCGTAAATTCAGCCTTACTTCTATATTTCCATAGTTGCGCACTATAATATGTATATGTTGCATTACCAGCATTAAACAAAAGGAAGTTACATCCCTCTGGTATTTCAATTAACTCTTCATAACCATTACTTGGTAGTGAAACAACACTTGTTCCCTCAACCTTAGGAATATCCCCACCCTTTGAATAACTGCTTGATGTAGCAAAGGCATATCTAACAAGACCAGATACTCTCTTTAGAATATATTTCTCGCCAGGAATCACAGCAATAGCAGTATGCTTATAATCAGTAGACGTGCCATATGTTCCATCGGGGAGTATAGAATAATTATAAAGAGTATACCCTGTTATTTCATCACTCAGAGCCTTGTCAATATCACTTGTTGCATTGTATACACCTCCACTCTTTACCAATTTGTCACTGTCCTGTGTAGGCTCATCGTCTATTCCAGGCATTGAATATGTGGCAATTTCCTTCCATGCGTCATTGTCATACATCCAATCAGTGTAGCTGCTTGTGCCTTGCTCACGGTAGATGGTGTTGGCTGCTGGAGAGGAGACTGCTGTATGATCTGCAACAACCACAACAGTGTTGCCGTGAAGCGTTGCTATCACTGCGTCCTGAGCATCCATCCTGTTGTCCATCTCAGACTCCAAAGCCTGTCCTTCTGCCTTGGTATAGCCGTCCGTGATGCCATAGCCGGCCAACGTGGTTGCCTTGTCGGCCTTGCCAGAGATGTCAATTTCCGGCAGCTGGCTGCTTGGCACCTTGCCATCACTTCCAAGAGAAGCGACACCACCAGCGACACCCTTTTGTGCAAGTGGTATCTGCGCATCATTGGTAACATTGCCAAGACCTACATCCCCCTTTGTGACAGTCACATTGTTGCTCAAAGCATGACCATTCACAGTTGTGGTCTTGTCAACCTTGCCAGAGATGTCTGTTGCCACAGTGATATTGCCACTGCCTTCGATGCTTTCACCATTGATTGTCTTCACCTCTTGGATGGCTGTGTCTGCCTTTCTGAGAGAGGTCTGCACAGCAGGTGCTAAGTCACCCTTTGGTATGCCACTTGAAGGTAACTGATATGCAGATGAACCACGGTCAAGAGCGACTGCCACGGGGATGGACAAATCACTCTTGGGAATGCCACCCACAGGCTTTTCATATGAATGCATGGCATGATCTCTTATATCTTCCAAGTCTTCAATGACATTCTGTTTGCCAGTCTGCAACTGTTCAATGGCCGCTGCATGTTCAGCAGATTCGTTGAGTATCTGCTGAACTTCGGGGCCTGTATTCGTCAAATCGTAATTAATTGCCATATTATTATTTTTATTTTGTTACACGCCAAGTTTACGAACTCGCATCTGCTTGCCATCCGCGTCAAGGATGGGCTCCAACTCAGATGTTCGGAGATTCAAGAAGAGCGTTGTCACATCTCCACGCTCAACTCTTTCATAGACAACATATCCGCTGCCACCAGGCTCATGGCAGCAACAGGTCTGTGGGTTAGGGCTGTCCGTCACAAGACAGAGCCACTGGATGTCCACCTCTGTGCGGATGCCGGTCTCGAAGTCACCATCTGGGACATCGTACAGGCAATAAGCCTTCACGGGGCCGACCATCTCTGAGGTGTCGAAGATGATATAGAAGTTGTTCTCCTCATCGACATATGTTTCATCCTTCGAGATGTCGAGCGTCTGATGGAAGAATCCCCAGCAGAGCTCAATTCTGAAGTTGTCACGAACCTGGTCATAGTCCTCCCGCCTGATAGTCACCTTGAACTTCGCCTGTTCGCCTTTGAATATAATTCTGTCCTTTTCCATCACAACTTGATCCACGGTTTTAAAAGAAAATCCACGCCATAAGGCACCAATGAAAGATTTGTCGGCTCAACGGGGCTTCGGTGCTGATAGGAGTTGTCCGTTATCAGCAAAGCAGCCTGAATGACCGACGCTGGCACCTTTCCATTGTTCGCCGCCTTCAGCTCGTCAAGGCTGCGACCAAGAATCGCCATGACCATCTCTTCTGCGGCTTGGCCATACAGATCCAGCTCCGCATCTTCACAATCGTAGTCTATGCGCGAATGCCTCTTGATATATTCTACTGTCAAAAAATCCATCTTTCTTTTTATTTTAAAAGCAATTCAAGCGAGGGTTTATTCGTCAAACCTGGCAGCCTCCCAGATGCGGCGACTGACAAGTCCTCCTAATTTCATTTTGCCGCAATATACCCAGCGGAGGAACTGTTCCTGGATCTCCCAGTTGGAACGGCCACTCTCTATGTATGCGCGGAGTGTTGACTTGTCAAAGTTGCCAGTGCCCAAGTTGAACATAAAGTCAACGATGGCATCATACTTGCCCTGTGTGCTGATGCGCTTCACCATGTTGGCATGCTTCTCAAACTTAACCAAGTCTTCTCTCAGCAGCTGTTCTGCTTGGTACAAGGTGATCTTGTCACCACTCTTCACGCCAGCTGTGTGACCATAGCCGATTGTCCACACGCCTTTTTGGTCTTTGTAGGCTTTGAGTGCGCAGCTCTCAAACCGCTTGATGGCATTAATTAGCGTTGTGCTTGATTTCATAAGTCCTCCTGACTTAAAGGTTCGATATTACGGGTTCTGTCGTGATGCTCCACGCTTTCCTCCAGAGTGACATCTTGACGGTCTCGGCACCTTAGATTTCCGCAGATAAAAGGGCGAAGGCTCTCCACCATCCTGCCATTCCTGTCCACATCACGACGGAGGTTGCGCACTGTCTCTTCTGTCTTGTCAATGCGTTCACGCAGCTCGTCACGCTCTTCACGCAGGTGCTTTCTGTCATCCTTCAACTCATTGATATATGCCTTCTGCTCGTCGCGGTCAGCCTTCACATCACTGATGAGCTGCTGGTACACATCTTGCACCTCCTTGGTGGCATTTGTCTCAGCCACCTCTGCCTCTGCCTTTGCGGTTCTCCTGGCATATTGGTAGGTGAACCATCCACCTATGCCGCCACCACCGGCCAAGAGGCCGATAATCGACACAATTGTTTCAACTGATATCTCCATTTTTTGCTTGTTTCAACCATCAAGCAAAAAACAAATGTAGGTTTACTAAAAAGAAAATGAGGAATGGCAGTAAAGAACCATTCCCCATTGGGATATATATAGAGTCATTATGGCATCATGGAAGATGCAACTTTCTTCGCACCATGCAATACAGAACGCTACCGCCCAGAAGTGCAAGCAGAATGTTTGCAAGACTCAGACGTGCCTTCTGCCACCATGTGAGTGGCTTTTCGACTAATCTTTCTACAGGGTATGGGACAGGAACGCTGTCAACCCGGCATTGAAGCAACGTGTCTCTGATCATCTTCTCTTTGTACATGGTATGCCATCTCTCGATCATCACTGTGTCGCCCTTCTCCCGGACATGGATGCTGTCATGCATCCAGATGGAGTCTGTGCGCTGCTTCACGATGTAAGTGGTGTCTGTCCGATGTTCCGTCACCACCACCAGCTTCTCATGTGCCTTGCAACTGCAAAACATCAGCAGGATGGCAACGATGGCAACCACAGCACCAACAAGCAGCTGCTTGCCCGTCAATTCGTTTTCTTTCATCTTTCAGCCTTTTATTATTAAAATCAAAAATCAAAAAAGGTTTACCAAAGTTTGGAAATGATATGATTTTTCACTAACTTTGCAGTGCTAATTTGATATTCATAAATCTGAATTGTTGGAGGCTGGCTTGTGAAAGTCGGCCTTTTTTATGCCAAGAATTTTGGTGGAAAGAAAATAATGAGTACCTTTGCAGCGTGTTTTTCATAATATAATTAAAAAATTAAAGGCACCCTGCTCGTGATGAGTGGAGTGCCTTGCTGTTTAGTCGTGTCCTATACGAATGCCAGGCGTTTGCCGAGGGCTTTACCGATGGCTGTAAGGGTGTCGAGTCCTACGCTGTAGCGGCCTGCCTCGATGCGGGCAATGTGCGCCCGCTGCATCTCCACG